CGTGCGGCATAAGTGTAAATCATTTCTTCTGTAACTTCCATCAATCGTGCTTTGGCTTTTGCAGTTCTGTGTAGTTGTTTGCGTTCTTCAATGATAGCAACACCTGACGCAACTTGGTTCTTACTTGTACGCAAACCACCTAAGCCAGTCAATGCTTCTATCTGTTCTAATATATTATCTTGTGTTCTAATGATTGCATCTACGTCACCAGTATCAACTGCGATAGCTTCAATCTGTCCTTCATTAGCACGAACAATAGCGCCTGCGTGTACTGGTACACTAATGCCCTTATCTGCACGAATGATTGTGTGTGCAAACTGTAATGCTGTATACTTTTCGCATTCTAATTTATAATATTCTTTTTGTGCATCACTTGCACTATCAATATCACTTACGCCACATTCCATTGTTCTTGGATCTCTGCGCCCATAAGCAATGAATACTGGCAAACTCATACCAGCTGGGAATGTGCCTTCACCTATTTTCTCTGCTGGTTGATTTTCCTTACCAGGTCCTTTTTGTACTTCATAGCTTTCCCAACGTGATGGAGTTGTTGCATCGCCCAAATGATAGCATTTGATGTAGTAACAATCTGTTTCTTCCATCTCTTTAATTTTAACATATTTGAGCAGTGGGCGACCACCATAGTAGTCGAACTCCCAGTCCCATACATCCAATGGGCTAATGGCACACACATATGGTCTACCAAGATTCCCTTCTGTTGCTTGGGGCATATCGACTGCGACCCAGCAATGCCCAAATATACTTGTTAAATCTCCTACACCTTCCATAAAGCCATTCATACTGCGATTGGTTAAATCACTGTCTAACTGAAATAAATCGATCCATTCGTTATTACTTGGATCGATGTGCTTACCTTGTGGTGTACAAAACTGTAAATTGCGTTTGATGCCTGGCTCAAACAATACATCATTGATAGTATCAACAATGTAACGACAGATAGGCTGTGCTACTGTGTTAGCTACTAAGTCTAGGTACAGTGTTGAATCTTCACTTGGCCTTTTCTTGCGTACTGCTTGCTTGAAGGTGATGCCACCAAGATATGCATATTGATAAGATAACATTTGCAAATAGATGTTATCATATACTGGATTGCGTTTTAGTAAGTCGCGGTTATTGTGCATTGTTTTTTCTCTTTATATTGCTTGAGGCGAAATCTGTTGATTTATGGTGCATAATGTATTTATGCTTTGTTTTAACTTACACTTATCTCCGTGAAATCTAACATAAGTGTTGTTAGGTATTTGTCGATTGCAATGAATGCAAACTGTTGTAGGTTGTTTCTTACCTGTCATGCCACGCTGTGCTAATGCTCCACCAAACGGCTTATGACGATTCTTTTTAATCATATCGTGCATATTATCTTTCATTGTACCTACACTTAAATGATTAGGATTACAGCAGATTGGGTTATCACAACTATGCATTACACATAAACCTGCAGGTATTTTACTGTTATGTTCTTCATAACTTACACGATGAGTAGTTCGCATCTTGTTGCCATCACGTATCATACCATAGCCAATATTGTTCTTGCCGCCTTGAAACTCCCAGCAGTTAGTAGTTTGATTGATTATAATCTTGTTTAGCAATCGTTCTAACAATGTTCCACAGTCGCCTAATCTTCTTCCCATATTAACTCCACACCATATGGTCTTCGACCTGATCGCCATTCATAATCTCTTCCCAGCTTGGTCCACCTGGATATAAAGGACTATCAGGCATATGATTTAATCCAGGCTTATTACGACTGCTGATACGTGGATCCATACCCACAAACTCATTGATTGGTAAGCTATCGTGTTGTATTGGGAACAGATGATGTATACCATAACGAATACAATCGCCTAATCCGTCGATGTGTGCATAACGCTGTTCAGTATATTTTACTAAACGTTTGCGACTACCATCTTCAAAGTGATATGTTTGTAATGCTTCTAATAACATCTTATCATCTGGTTGTACAACTAAGCCACCACGATTGATAAAGCCATTACTTGTGTTATCTGTATCTGTAATTAATGGATTACTCTTGCGTGTATTCACAATAGTAAAGCCATACTTCTCTAATATGATACGATCTGTTACACCAAAGGGACTTGTAGTATCTCTATTCACTTGCGTACCACTCATATCAATCACACTGTTTATTCTGCGTTTAGGAAAATCATTACGTATTGCTTCGGCAATACCTTCTGTACTACAATCTGGTATGGCATAACTTTTTAGTATTTCAATTGTACCATCGTTAGAGCCGGGCTTTTTGACCTGTGCTATGGTAGCACACATTACACGTTTATTAAAATCTGCGAAATGATATAAATCACCGCCAAAGTCTTTAACTTCACGTGTATATTTGTGCTTGTCCCAAGTATAGAAGAACGCATCACTAACACTTTCCCATTGGCACATATAGTCTTGGTTAAACTTTAATGGGCTGATGATACGTTTTTGTTCTTCAATAAAATCTTTATTACCACTACGCATTTGCAGATAGTTGTAATGACGAACAACATACTTGTCAGTGTTCTCTAATGCTAATGTAAACAAGTCGTGCAATGGACCTGTGCCATTAGGTGTACTAATCACAATCAATCTACCTTGCGTATCAGCTTGACCTACTCGAGGGCGCAATCGATTTGTTATTTCTTGCAGTGTATCTTGCGTATAGAGTGCGGCTTCGTCAGCGACCCACACGCCTACGTTAAGACCACGTAAGTTCTCACGTTGTTCTGCTGATTTACAGCGAATGAATACGCCATTAGGAAACTTAATTGTAAGCTCACTATTATTAATATCTTTACCATCAGTTAATCCAAAGTGATTGATGCAACTATGCTTGAGAGGTTCCCAAATTAGTGACTTTATCATAGCACCTGTTGGCGCACTGTAGATTATGTCTTTACCTTTATGGTATCTCGCATCACTAGCAAATAATGGTAGGGCGATACTGGCAAGAAATGTCTTACCACTACCCACTGGAACAATATCCACACAATGTTTGTCAGTAGTGAGCCAGTCATTTAATATTGTCGCTTGCTCGCCATATAGTGGTATCTCTATATTATTCATTCAACTTATAACTTACTGGTAGTGTTGACCAGTCTGGTAGTTCTTTTGTTGGAAACACAAAGTTATTGTTTAAGCTTTGACCTAACGTTGTTACATCAATCTCTTGCTTATCTGCAACTACTTTGTTTAATATCATACTCTGATACTTCTGTAACAAATGCTTATCATCACCCATACGTGCATTGTGATAATCTTCTGCAAAGCCTTCAGCAAATGGTTTGTCTTTATGTTCAATGGCAGCTAATATAGTTTGAGCACTAAGCTTTTGCGTAACGCCTTTCTTACGACCACCACCTACTCTTGCACCACCGTGCTTGCCTTTTGTTTTTATTTCATTAGTCATCTAATAATCCTTCTTGCCTCAATATGTTTCTTGCCCACGTAAGTCCGGGTGGGCCTCCCCATAATAGATATGCTTGTGTGCCGGGTGTGTTCTCTCCTGGCTTGTAATACACTTCTGCACGACTTAAAAAACTATACGTGCGTTTAACTGTATCTAAACTTACTTCTCGTCTATTTGCAAACTGACTTGCACGATTTAATCCTACTGCTGTGCCACCACGATTGCTTGGACTAACTTTCTGTCTCATCTCTAAGCCGCGCTTTGCGTTAGCTGCCATTGCTTCTGTTGCTCTGTAACTCATTTTATTCTTTCCTTCAATAAGTTTATAACTTGTTGATAGCGATGATTGCCCTTTAATAGTTCATTGATAGACTGAATGGCTAATACATCTTCCATACTTCCCTTAAGTATTGTTTCTTCGATATGTTTAAATCGAGTATCACAATAACAATGACCTAAAAACTCTTTACGTTTCATTCACCTAATCTTTTAACTATTTCTTCTTCCAATAGTATTTGCTTGCTGTGACCTTCAGCTTGGTCTTTTAAGTTCTTGCGTAGTTCTCTTACGATATCTTCGTGGTCATTGCGAATCATTTGTAGATAGACACGAACTATGCCTGGATTATTCAATCGTTCACGTATTGTTAACATCTTTTTTCTTCCTTACGATTATTCGTTTTGGCTTTTGTGGTGGTGTAACAATAACTTGTACACCACTTGGTACGTCAGGCAATAGTATATCTGCTTGTGGCTTTCTACCGAATGCTAACTTAATCTTGTCCCATACACTTCTCATATATAAACCTTTATGTAATCTTCTGCGTTGTCTGTCTCATCTAAGCCATCCCAATAACTACCATCACTTTTTAGTTTGTACTTTAATGTGCCAAACACTGATAAGAACTTTTGATTCTTTGCGCCCCATGCTTGAGTCATTTCTAAAAATCTATCACGTCCAAACATGATTTGTAATTGTGTTTTACAATCTTCTGGGCTTGGATTGATATCGTTCTTTGTATCAGTCAATGTATGCATAAAGCTTATGCATTGGTCTATCTCTAACTCTGTCATGTGTGGTGATAGTTCTGTTACCATCTTGTCGAAATTCTTTATGTGCCCTACGTACATGGGCTTATCAATAAGTTCTTTCATTAGTGCACCAATCCTTGAGTTAATCCATCTAATCGTTCGTTAACGTCAATATTAATCTGACCTTTAAGCTCAGTAGTTAGTCCCTCTTTATACTCTTTCAAATAGTTCTCTTGCTGTAATGCACCTAAGAATTGATGTATAGTTCTTAAGCCTAAGATTTTCATTTCGAAAAGATTCTTGGTCTCATCACTAAGTTCATCAACATTCATATTCATCATCTTTTCTAATGATACTTCAATGTCTTTAACTAATGGGTCTACAGTTACAACAAGTGCTTCATTGTCTCTGTATAGTTTGTATGTGTATTCAATTTCCTGACTCATATATTTCCTTAAATTGTTCTATTGTTATTTCACTGTAATTACTATCTGTAATGTCTAATTGTCTAGTTCCATTTACTCTAATAATTTTTTGATTAGGATGGTCTTTTAGTATCCTTCTTAATCTTTGTATCCATTTTGTATCAGTCATACTGGCTGCAGGCCATACATAACTTTTTTGGTAATTGTTTGTACCTGTATAAACATTTGGTAATGAACTTGGGTCACTACTATAGTCAAATCCAATTACGTAAACAATTTCATGTTCATTACTGATTGCTAATTTTAATGCACTATTACCACTATCATGCGTTTCACGTTCTATCTTACAAAAGTTTATTGGCTCGCCTTCTTTTGCTAGGTCATCCATTTTATTACAATGCTGTGTGTAAAAATTAGTACTGTGATGAATCTTGTTATTAACTATCTCACACACCATAAGTATATCCATGCTAATCAAATAATTTGGCATGTAGTCACGATACAATGCATTGCAACCATATGTCGTCATTTGTCGACCAATAGCCGCTAAATCAAAGTTTAATCGACTAGGACCATTACCAATTACACATGCTATTTTCATTTTTTCATTTTGGTGCA